TGGGTGGCAAGTTGTGGACAGTCTATCAAATGAACAAACGTGCAATTGCCCTTGGCATGTACAATACGAATTTTGATGATACGTCAGGTATAAGTGCAAAGAACACCAGTACCGCAAAAGATTTGGTTATCATGTTGACAGATGCATATAGGCATGATAAGATACGTGATATCTCTGCATTGAGTAGATACGATTTGAAAGTTGTTGATAAGAAGAATAAAGAGAAACAGATTCCAGTCAATAACACTAACGTGAAGTTGATGAACAAATATGATATCATTGAAGTATCTAAAACTGGCACAACAAATGCGGCTGGTAAGTGTCTTGTGATGATAGTACATAAGAATGGTGAGCAGTATGCAATTGTTATTCTCGGAGGCACTACAAGAGCCGATGTGGATAACTTAGCAAAGAATATAATGGAGAAGATAATTTAAGTTTAGCCGGATTAGCACAGCGGTAGTGCAATCGCCTTGTAAGCGATAGGTCATCTGTTCGAACCAGATATCCGGCACCAAACCTCGGGATCCCATACCCGTCAGTAAATGGGGGTTATTAGCAAACCATAGATGCTACGGTGCATTGGATCAACCGCAAGGTTCTCTTTAGGAACGACTTGAGAAATCACAAAGGCAGACTTCTACTGTCTAAATGGAAATGGAGCGGACAGGGTAACAACTCAGTCTAGGGCTTATGAGGATAAGTAGCTAGACACCGAATATATAAATATCCGAGTGTAGCGCAGTCTGGTAGCGCATCTGGTTTGGGACCAGAGGGTCGCAGGTTCGAATCCTGCTACTCGGACCAAATTAAAAAATGGGGGATTGGCGTAATTGGGAACGCAATTGCTTTGCAAGCAATAGTCAAGAGTTCGAATCTCTTATTCTCCACCACATAAGAATGAAAATAGAAAATGTTATATCTAATAAAATCGTTTACTGATAGTGTAATGGGAATGCTGAATGAAGATCCAGTGCGCCCTCATATTCCACATGTTGACAGAGTTGGTGACAACAAAGATATCTTTGTGTTACGTGACGAAAATGAACAAGTGAAAGCAATCACATGTGTAAGTTATCAAACAGAAATTCCAACAAAAGAAACAGAATTGTTTCAGGTATCAACCGAGCCTGTTGTTGCAATTTTTTATACCATTTGGAGTTATGCTCCAGGTGCAGGTCGCACATTAATTTTTGATGCTGTTAAACACATCAAAGAAAACAAACCAGAAATTCAAAGATACGTTACGCTAAGTCCTAAGACTGAAATGGCTAAACGTTTTCATATGCGTAATGGTGCAGTTGTTTTCAGAGAGAATGAGGACACAGTTAACTACGAATATCATAGGGTGATTTTATGAGTGATGGCGGAAAAGGAAGCGCACCACGTCCATTTAGCGTAAGTCAGGAAGAATACGCAAATCGATTTGATGCTATCTTTAAAAAGAATATCAAAGCGGCTGAAGAAATTCATTCCGATAAAGGCTATGAATTAGGAACTAAAGAAGGCTATGATGCGTTCGTCAAGAAACGCCAAGAAGCCGCATTGGATGAAATGGTTCGTATCAGCCAAGAGATGGGTTTGTATGATGATGAGTATGATGCGATTCACAAATACAATGAAGAAACCAAAGAAGTTAAGTTAAGACAATTCAACAAATAATTACTCACTGGTGTAATGGCAGCATCACGGTCTCCAAAACCGTTGGTCGGGGTTCGAGTCCCTGGTGGGTAGCCAAATAGAAATGAGATTTACAATGAAGCAATGGATGGAAAAAGAATTCTCACAATGGGTTTACTTTGATGACGAAGATGGCATGTTGATTGGCGCAGTCTATAAGATTGGAACATCTACTGGCATTTGGGGTGCTAGAGTTTACTTTGTCAATAATCAAGACAGTCAACTTGGACAATTCATTGATTCTGATTTTGCACGTAAGGCAGTAGAGCGTTACTGGGAAATTCAAAGCAGAACATTACTTGAGGAATAATATGAAAATAGAATCATCAGAAACTAAAATTCCATTTTTAATTATACGAGATTTGTATGATGAACATGAATTACGCATGATTAAAAAAGAAATTGATTTCATACATTCGGCTGGATGCTTTACAACAAATACTGGATCTGCTACAGATAGTGATGGTAATAAATTAAAAAAAGCAAAAGGAATTTGGCTTGATAATATATACACGGATCGTAATACATCAATAATTTTACGTTTAAACAGAAAGCCAATGCACGATGCCAAAATTAAACAAGCATTTATAAATTTAAATTCATATCACAATTCTTATGCATGGATTAATAGAGATACAACATTACTTCATTATTATGAAAATGAAGATGCATATAAGCCTCACCATGATGAAGCCGTATACAGTTGTGTTACTTGGTTTTTTAATAGTTCAAAAAAATTTAAAGGCGGAAATTTAATTTTTACCGATTTAAATGTTACGATAGAAATTGAAGATAATATGTGTGTCATTTTTCCTAGTATACTGAAACATGAAGTAGAAGAAATAAAAATGCAAGAAGGTATTGGTGACGAAAAAAATGGAAGATATTCGTTAGCACAATTTATGTTAATTAGTTAATTTGCGGGGTTCGTATAGTGGTAATACCTTAGCCTTCCAAGCTAAAGCGAGGAGTTCGATTCTCCTACCCCGCTCCACTTGACAAGATATACAATGTAGACTATACTACGTGTATAGAAATTAATTCTGGCGTTCGTTCAATGGATAGGACATGATTCTTCTAAAGTCATTATGGGGGTTCGATTCCCTCACGCCGGGCCAGTTATGCGAGTATGGTGAAATAGGTAGACACAAGAGACTTAAAATCTCTCGCCTCGGCGTGCTGGTTCGATTCCGGCTACTCGCACCAAGTTTTAGGGCTGATAGCTTAATGGTAAAGCGTTCGACTCATAATCGATTGAGTCTGAGTTCAATTCTCAGTCAGCCCACCATGTTTTATTAAGGAGTACATTGTGCGAAAATTAGATTTAGAAGAGGTGCGGCAATTCATAGAAGAACAAACACCAGAAACTAAAATCTATATTGGTTGTGATTCTGAAAGATTTAACATAGGTGGATTATGGTACGCAGATTACATTCTTGCTATCGTGGTTCACATTAATGGAAATAATGGATGCAAATTGTTTGGTGAAGTACAGCGTGAACGTGACTATGACCAAAAAGTGAATCGTCCAAGATATCGTTTGATGAATGAGGTATATAAACTTTCTGAGTTGTATATCAAACTTGCGGATGTACTTGAAGGTCGTGATGTTGAAGTTCATTTGGATATTAACCCAAACGAAATGCATGGTAGTTCTTGTGTTATTAATGAAGCAATTGGATACATCAAAGGCACATGTAATGTTGTTCCGATGGTCAAACCAAATGCGTTTGCGGCATCATATGCGGCAGATAGATTGAAAGGATTGAAAGTTGCGTAAACTATTTATTATGACTTTGCTTTGTGTGGGTAGTCTTGCACATGCTGAACGTGTATCAGGTACTGGTGAATATTCATTCGGTCCTGATACTGCTGAGAATGTTGCATGTAGACTTGCTGAAGAAAAAGCAAAGCAAAATGCAATTGCGAATTTTGTTGGTGAATTGGTTGAAGCCGCACAAAACGAAAGTTGTAAAGATGAGAAGTGTACTGTGCTTTCTACTCTTTATACTGAAGTGAGTGGTGAGATTAAAACCATTATCAAGAAAGACAAACAAGTTTATCCTGATAGAAATCGGCAAGTGTGTGAAGTTGACATTGTAGCTGACGTAGAGAAGATTACCAATACAATGAAGTTTCATGTTGAAGGTAAGAATCAACTTAAAGTTGGAGAACGATTTGTCTTTCAAGCTGTCTCTGGAATTACTGGTACCGTTGGTGTTTTTAATTTAGTTGACAAAGAGTACCAAATGGTTTATACTGACAAAGTGCTGGAGATTAATAAACAGGTTCAAATTCCATCTGCTAGATACAAAATGCAAGCTGAATTGCCAATCGGCAAGAGTCATTCTAATGAGTTGCTAGTGTTTTTGTTTACCAATAAGAATTTGACTTTTAAGAGTCGGTATAGTACAATGGAGTTTGATTCGCTGGTAAAAGATATTCCTTTTAACAGTCGAAAAGTTATTAATCATCATGTGAGCATTGAAAGGTAAGTGAAATGAAGTCTCTTTTTATTATGGGTGTACTGGTAGTCTTAACTGGCTGTGGTACTGTGGGTGGCACTCTGCAAGGTGCTGGACAGGACTTGAATCAAGCAGGTCAATACATTAAGAATGTGGGAAAATAAATCATGGAAAAATTACTCTGTTATATCGTAGTGCCGTTTATCATTTCATTAAGCGCATGTAGTTCTATCAAAACTGGTCCGAGTGTGAGTGAAACAAAATACTTTAGCAATGAAGTAGACTACCCTAAGTGGTATGCTGATGCACCAAAGAAAGATGATTCTGCTATCTACGGTGTTGGTACTGAATACTCAAACGATTTTCAGTTCTCTGTAGACAAAGCAATGTTGTCGGCTAAACGTGAACTTGCGTCTAACTATTCTTCATACACTAGTGCTATGATGAAAGACTTTGCAGTTGAATCTGGTGTGCTTGGTAGAGGTGTTGCTAACGCTGACATTGAACGTACTACACGATTGATTGTTGCTAAAGTGAATCTAGTTGGCGTACAACGTCAAAACTTTATGGTCGTGCGTGAAGGTTCTGGCTTTCGTACATTCGTTCGTTTACGTTTCTCTGCTGACGAATCAAATAAGATTATGCTTGCTGAAGTACAACGTAATGCCGCACTATACGCACAACTACGTGCATCTAAATCTTTCCGTGAGTTAGACAAGCAATCAGATAAGATTGAAACACAAAAAATTAATGAATTGAATGCAATCAAGGTGGACTGATGAACAAAGTTATTCGTGATGGAAAAGTTGCAGTACTTGTATCTCCAGGATTCGGTGCTGGTTGGTCAACATGGGCATATAGTGGTGAAGAAGATAATCGTGACTTTATGCTTTTTGATCCAACACTAGTTGCGATGGTTGAACGTGGCGATTCAGTAGAAGCGATTGAATCATATGTTACTGCTATTCATCCACACACATACTGTGGTGGTGCAGACGATTTGACAATTCAATGGTTGCCTGTCGGTACAGCGTTTCGCATTCACGAATATGATGGATCTGAATCTGTAGAAATTCGTGATGACATGGATTGGAATATAGCATGATGAAATTTATATGTGGATGTGCTGTTGGTATCTTTTTAGCAACAGCAGGAACTTCTGGAATTGCAATGCTTATAGATAGTAGTGTTAGCAAATTTCAAAACACTATCAAAGAGTCCGTTCGTGAACAACAACCACGGCAACACAATCAACAAATGAAGATGGAGTCAATATGAAACATTGGGGCGAATTAACTGACCTAGAATCTGCAATCATTCGAGTTGGAGAATTTAAAAATCTTTTTAAACTTCTTGTCGCTGGTACAGAAAACTATGTGGACATTAAAGTATTGCAGTCTGCAATCTACACAATGGAAGGTATGATTGATGATATCGATTCTACATTGTATGAAAAATTTCAAACAGTATGGGATTGCGTTAAAGATGACTTGCCAGTAGAATTGGTTGACACCGAAAACAATTATCAATTCGAAAACGGACAACCATTCTATGATAATATGAATTTTACATCTGAAAACGAAGGTAGTACAATCACAATTACTAGCAATGAAGAGGATGAAGCATTCAAAGACTTAGAAAAAGCAATCAAAAACTGGCATAAAGCGACCCCATAACCAGGCTTTTGGGCGGCTTTCCGCTATAGACTGTACTCATACCCCTCCGAGACTAGAAGAACCGCCCAAAAGGCGGTTTTTTGCGTTGTTTTTCTGCAACATTTCCGAAAATAGTTGTTGACTAGTATTCCCATTCTGTTATACTAGAGTCTAGAGATTAAGAAAACGAACGGAATTTATGAAACTGCTATCTACTGGAAATCCTAAAGTCCTCAAAGGAATGTCACAAGGTTACAATACCTACATTCTGCATTTGGCTCCCGCTGATTTGAGTGGCTATGAAACTTGCCCTAAGCGTACCGCTGGATGTACTTCCGCCTGTTTGAATACTGCTGGTCGTGGTGGTATGTTTAAGCGTGGTGAATTCACCAACGTTATTCAAAAGGCACGTATTCGCAAAACCAAAATGTTTTTCGAAAATCGTATTGATTTTATGAACCTGCTGGTTGCTGATATTGAATTAGCAATTAAGCAAAGCAAACGGATGAACCTTGTTCCTGTTTTTCGTTTGAATGGTACTTCCGACCTTGCGTTTGAAAAGTACGAAGTTGTTCGTAACGGTCAATTGTTCCGTAACATGTTCACCGCTTTTCCTGAAGTCCAATTCTATGACTACACCAAAATACTTGGTCGTAAAATTGTTGATATCGCCAACTATCATTTGACATTCTCTGCCGCTGACGGCAATGATGTTGATGTTGCAAAAGCAATTCAACAAGGTTATAATGTTGCTACCGTGTTCGGTATTAAGAAAACTTTGCCGATGCCTGAGACTTACATCGGTATGCCAGTTTTCAATGGTGACGAATCTGACCTGCGGTTCCTTGATCCCAAAGGTGTTGTTGTTGGCTTGTATGCAAAAGGCAAAGCTAAAAAAGACACCACTGGTTTTGTAAAATATCCTACTCTTATGTTGAAAGCGGCTTAAAAATGACAATCAAAAATTTAAAACCTATTCCTGGATTTTCTGGTTACTATATTTCCAAAGAAGGTAAAGTTTACTCTGATAAACGCCTTGGTAAAAAAATTGAATTAAAAGATTCACTTACGGCCGCTGGTTATCGTAAAATTGGATTAGCAAATGATGATAAAGAAATAAAACACTTTCAAGTGCATCGTTTGGTCGCACAATGTTTTATTAAAAATCCTAAAAATTTGCCTATCGTCAATCATAAAAACGGTAAGAAAGATGATAACCGTCTTTTGAATTTGGAATGGACTGACGCAAAAGGAAATGCAAAGCATTATCAAAAAGTGCTGAGACCTAAGTCGAGTATGGTAAAGATAGAAAAAAAACAGAAAGCATATATGAATACGCATTATGAAAAATTGGCTACAGTTATGGATGAAGTGATGCGTACTTATGCGGAAAGTGATCCAGCCTTGGCATGTAAAATATATAAAGTCATATCTCAAGGTTGAGGTGTTGCAAGAAAACAACAACTATGAAAATAGTTGTTGACTTACCCACCAATGCCTGTATAATAGATTCTGTTGAGTGAGAAATTTATGAAATCTAAAATCTTTATTACTTATCCTGATAATTACAAATATTATAAAAGCAAATTGCCTACGGGACAAAAAGGTTATTGTGAAATTATGCGGAACGTTACTGTAGAGCCAGACCCGAATAATGTTTATGATAATTGGGGTACTATCGAAGCCTACGGACAAAAACTTTCTGTTTATGCACACGATTATGAGGGTGAAGAAAAATTGTGGCAAATTTCTGGTGTTGCTAAAACCAACAGATTAGGGGGTTAAAAATGACACCAAGTATTATAGTGGATAATTTTTTTGAATCTCCAACACTAGTTAGAAATTATGCTTTAACTTTACCATATGGAAGAATATCTGATGGAATAATTCCTGGAGTTAGAACTCCATTTATGAATATATTAGATTTAAAATTTAATGACTTTGTTACCAAAAAAGCACTATCGTTTTTATTTGATTTAAAAGAACACAAAGTAAATTATTATGTCGAAATAATGTTTCAACAATCTTTTGGTAAATATCAAGAAGGTTGGGTGCACCATGATGATCCAAAATTTGATATGGCTGGTGTAGTATATTTAACACCGAATGCACCCATTAATGCTGGAACGTCACTTTATGTTTTAGATGAATTTGCCAATCAAAATAATATTGATAATGTTCAAGATATAAAGCATAAATTTTACAATGATGAATTAATTGATATTTCAGTTGTAAATAAAAATAGAATTAATCATAATTCATGTTTTATAAAGACGCTAGATGTGTCAAATGTATATAATAGATTATTTTTGTATAATGCAAAAACTTTTCATAAAGAAAATATGTTTTTTGGAAATAATAAAGATGACTGTAGATTAACACTATTATTTTTTATTTCATATATGTCCAATAATAAATCACCAACTCAGAGAAGTGAATTTTATTATTGATGTTGCTAGAAAACAACAATAATGAAAATAGTTGTTGACATTGTTTCCCATTGTGCTATACTAGAATTTGTTCAGTTGAAAAGAGATTAAAATGGAAGTTTATATCGTTAAGAGTTTTGGTCCTGAGAATGGTTGGGTCAATTTGAAGGCATTTGATAATAATGATGCCGCTGTGTATTTTGCTAATACCATTGAAAAGCAAATACCTGATGATATTGAGGATGAATTTGTTGAAATTGAAGTACTTAATGTTAGGAGTTGGAATTAATGCGTGGTTCTATTATAATGCTTGTTAGTTTTCTAATTGTCTTTGGTGCCGTTGGTGGTATTGAAGTGAATCCTGATGCTGACTTGTTGACTTTAATGATGATTGCGATTGGCGGTCTAATCGGCATGTTGATTGGTGTTAGTGTAATTCGTGAGGATGCGTAATGAGCGATATTGAAATTGAAATTAATGAGATACTAGACACTACAGTTATGCTTTGCGAAGAAATTGCAGAGCAAGTTGGCTGTCCAGTTGAATGGGTTGAGAAAATTGTTGAGAAGCGTTGGAATGACATGTTGTTTTCCAATGCTGATTTTATGAATGGTTATGATATGGCAAAGGAGAATATGTAATGGGTACTCGGTCTTTAACTTATGTGTATAGCGAAGACACACCTTTGATTAACATGTACCGCCAGTATGATGGATATCCGACTGGACATGGTGCAGAACTTGCTGAGTTTCTAAGTGGCTTTGAAATTGTGAATGGCTACGGAGAAGTGAAGCCTAAACTTGCAAATGGCATGGGTTGCCTTGCGGCACAATTGATTGCGAACTTTAAACAAACCGTTGGCGGTTTCTACATTTATGCCGTGACTGATACTGACTGCGGCCAAGAATATGAATATCACGTTTACGAAAATCGTGTGGTTGTGAAGGATCCAACCTCTGTGATTTTCGAAGGTGACTATCAATCGTTTGCCGAATTTTGTTCGGAGACTGTATGACAGGCTTTCAAAGCAAACGAAAAATGGCAGAAGACAGATTCAAAGTCTATTGTGAGTGGTGCCACGATTGGCACTACACCGATGAAGTTGATATATTGAATGTTGAAGAAGACATTGAGGGACGGGATGTGGCGCATTTTGAATGTGGACAACCGCCTTCATGGAACGAAGACATTTCACGTTACGATGGTACCTCCTCACTTGTTTATAAGGAATAAATTATGTTACTCGCAAAACCAAAATTGACAAACACACTTGACTCTAAGCAATTCAAATCTTTTGCCGAATGCCAAGAATATCTTGAAGCGTATACTGATACTGCAATGCCACTTGTTGAATGGATTGCAATTGGTAAGATTCTTGTTGCTGAGACAATGACAACACCAGAATTCTATCCAAAGAAAGTGAAGGGTCAAATCGTTATGACTAAATTTGACATTGAGGAATTCGCATGAACAAATGTAGTGTTTGTAATTGCACATTCACCGATGACGAAGGCGGCATACACGGATATTTCGGTATGCTAAGTGTATCATTCTGTCCAACTTGTTTTAGTTGCATGTGCGATATGGTGAATCAGGTAACACAAGAGTTTGGAGAAGAATAATGATGAATGAAGAATTAATTAAAACACTTGCTATGCAGAATGAACGCATTTGGAATCTATATACGATTGGTCCTGTCCAACGTGCAGAAGTGGAACAATTTGTAGAATCAATTGTTCAAGAGTGCCTAAACATTTGCGAAGATATGGGCGACAATGGCAAGGATGGACACTATTGTGCAGATAAAATTGCTAAAACATTTTTACGGAGTTGAATAATGGCCAACCCATCAACAGGAATAACTGGATTTATTGAAATCTTTGAAGGTCGCTTGAATAAGATGAAGTTGCACCTTAAAGAAGAATTGACTAAAGCCAAACACGATAGAGACCGTAAAGCAATACGCAGAATTATTTCTGATGCTAGAAAACTTAATAAAACATTGAAAGAAATGCGTAATGCCAATACCAAACTGTGTCCACATTGCGGAGAAAAATTATGAGTAAAGGGCTTATGCTTGACTATGATATTGCAGATAAAATTACCTTGCTAACTTTGCAAGACCAACTAAAATATTTGCGAAAAGAACTTGAAGATTATAAAGAAGGAAAATGGTTGCATCCAGAAGATGTTGTGAATAATGCCGAAATCATTGCCGCTTTAGAACTGTTGATTCCATACTACGGAGGAACCGTGTGAGTCCAATATTGCGTAATCGATACGATGAATCCAAACGAAATGGTATAAACAAAAGATTCCGTTTCAAGGTTTGGTGTATTCGAACGTTTGGTTTTGTTGTAGGATTTGTTACAGGAAGATAGATGCCGATTTGACGCCCTAGACCGCCGTTTGGGCGGCTCTGAGGGTTCGGACGTACTCTAGCATCAAACTATATCTAAAAGCCGCCCAAAACCGCCCTAATTCTGTCGTTTTTTTGCAACATTACCGAAAAAACCCTTGACAGGTGGTGGTTTTCATGCGATACTTAAGGTGTTGGTTGTGAGATTAAGGACTAATTATGAATATTGATTTGATTAATGCTGAATTACAGACTGTTGCTTTTATGCAACAAGAAGAACAAATTGACTTGACTTATCAGGACTTCCTTGATACAATGAATGCTTACCACGATATGATGATGTATGCATCCCATTCGTATGATGAAGACGCTATTTTTTATGGAGTGAATTGAACATGGCTTATATGAATCAAGAACGCAAAGCGAAAATCAAAGCAAACTTGGATGCCGCCCTCAAAGGTACTGGCGTTAAATATTCCTTGCGTTGCGATAGTCTCTCTATCACATGCACAATTAAATCTGCGCCTGTTGATTTTATTGCGAACTCTAACGAAACCTGTAACGCTGACTTCTATCAAGTCTCCCGTGGTTTTCGCCCCAATGACACTGGTTACGACCAAGTGAATCCCTACCATTATCAGAACCACTATTCTGGTAAGGCAAAAGAACTAATGACCAAAATCGTTACTGCAATGTATTCTGGTGATTATTATGACCGTAGTGATGCGATGACGGATTATTTCGACACCGCTTACTATGCCCATATCAATGTTGGCAAGTGGGACAAACCTTTTGTTGTTACCGCTTGACAAACACCACATGGTGTGTTACCATGTATCTCTTAGTTAACTCTTTTTAAGGAAATTATATTATGACTAAATCTGTTCAACAATACACAAAGATTTTTGAAGTTTTGCAAGCCGCTAATGCTCCCGTTCCAGTTAGCACCATTCGTGCGATTGATGGTATCGTTGCGACTCGACTATCTACTTATCTGTGGGAAATCAAGAAAAACACGGGCTTTGCTGTTCGTGCCAATCGTGATGGCCGCACAGTTGTGAGTTATGAACTCGTTGGCGCTGGTACTGCACCTGTTGCAAAACCAGCCAAAGTGAAGGCAGTTAAGACTGCTAAGGCTCCCGTTGTTAAAGCGGCTCCTGTGAAAGCGAAGAAAGTTACTCCTGTGCCTATTCGTGCTGGCGATTCCCTTGATGGAATTATGTCCGCAATGGCGAAGTCTTCTGCAAAGAAACCTGTTAATCTGTTAGACGAAATCGACACAGACGTTGCAGACTTTGAAGACCGCCAGTTTGCTGAAGCATATATTCGAACTTGATATTGATTGGAGTGATATGGATGACCGTGTAGTAATAGAACGATACATCCTTGAAGCATGGGATCAAGGCTTGACTGGTACTGACGTTATAAATTATGTTCAGTATATGTCAAGCATTCCCTCTTTTGAGATAGAACCTGTTTTACAAAATTTAATTGCGAGAATGTCAGAATGAAACTTACCATATATGAGAGATTGTTACAATACAATTGGTTCTATAAAATGATACAGCATTTCACTCTGATGGAATATTTTGTGATTATGATTGTAGTTGGATTGATTATATGGTTGTGAGCAAGCTATATCTAGATATGGATGGTGTACTATGTAACTTTGAAAGACGTTACATTGAACTCTTTGGCGAAAGCCCACGTTCATCCCGTGACAGAAAAAACTTTTCATCTAACTGGACTAAATTCATCGAAGGTGAAAACTTTGCTACATTAGATTGGAACACAGGTGGGCAAGAATTGCTTGCTTACGTGCGAACTATTCCTAATGTTGAGATTGAAATGTTGACTTCAAGTGGTGGTCTAAAGTATCATACCGAAGTGACAATTCAAAAGACGCAATGGCTTTGCGAACGTGGTATAGATTTTAAAATAAATACTGTGCCTGGGCGCAAATTGAAAGCCGAATACGCAAAATCCACAACTATATTGGTGGATGATACTCCAGATGTAATTGATTCGTTTGGAGCCGCTGGCGGTATTACTATACTGCATAAAGATGTAAATGAGACTATTCGTCAACTAAAATTTTATTGTGAAGAATATGTTCTCCCACCTCATACAGATTGAGAGTAAAAATGAAAATTGCTATTACCTCCGATGTTCACCTCGAATTCGGAGACTTAATTTTAAAGAACGAAGAAAACGCTGACGTATTAATACTGTCTGGCGATATCTGCGTTGCCGCTGACTTTCGTAAGTCTGATCCATATGGGATTGTATCGTATGGTAAAACTGAACGTTACACCGATTTCTTTATCCGTTGTGCAAATGAATTCAAAAACGTAATTTATGTTGCAGGCAACCACGAACACTATAATGGTGACTATGCTGAAACGTTTAATATTCTACGTGAGTACTTGGGTTCAATTCCCAACTTGCACATACTCGACAAAGAGCATGTGACAATTGATGACGTAACATTCATTGGTGGTACATTGTGGACTGACATGAATGCACAAGACCCTGTTACTATGGCACATATTGCCGGCATGATGAATGATTTTCGTATTATTCAAAACAGCAATGAAATGGTGTCATATAAAACACTCGTCAATGCATATGATGCTGATGGCAATGTTAAAATTGCTGAGAATGGGCAACCAATTCAACAAGCAGAATTTCATAAACGTCCTGCTAGATTCACGCCAAAAGATACTGTAGTGGATCATAAGAAAATGCTTGAGTACATTCAAGTGACTACTGCTATGCTTGGTGAAAATCCAAACAAGTATGTTGTTGTTGGGCATCATGCACCTAGCAAAGCATCTACACATCCACGCTACAAAACTGAAGTGATTATGAATGGCGCATATAGTAGCCGCTTAGATCAATTCATTCTTGACAATCCACAAATCAAATTGTGGACTCATGGGCACACACATGAAGACTTTGACTACATGATTGGTAGTACTAGGGTTGTTTGTAACCCACGTGGATACATTAATTACGAAGATCGTGCCGATGACTTTAAACTAAAATACGTGGAGATTTAATGGAAGACCCTATTGACTTTGAGAATTCACATCCTTGCATGGAAAAGATTATTACATCAGATAAACTTTTGCCAATTACAAAATCTGTTGCAAAGATGTTAATGCGTAATCCATATACATCATTGGGTAAATTTTTCAAAACAATTTCTGACGATAACTTGCTTGCACTTGCGGAAATCATTGAAGAAGGCGATAGCGAATTCAATGATGGTATAGAAGATGTTGTATTGATGACAGAAATGCTATCCCGTGCCGAAGGTGTGCCAAGTCAATGCATTGAAGATATTACCGAAAATGTAAATTACTTTGGTGCATGTGTTACCTGTGTTTCACTTGCACGAAAGGGTCTAGTTCGTGTATACTATGATAACATGTCGTTTGGTAGAGACCAAGGCGATAAAGTACTTGTGGAGAGACTATGAAAACTTATGACACATTCGAAAACGTTTCTGAAATGCAACCATGCATGAAACGTCCTATTGTTATTAATGCCAAACGAATTGACGAAGACTTTCGTGTGAATACACTTGAAGGTAATTACAAGCAAGGCAAAGCTGGCGATTATCTTATGAAAGGTATTGACGGAGAACTTTATATTTGTGATGGTCCTATTTTTGAAAAGACTTACGATTTCGTATGAACATATTCTATCTGAATCACGAACCAAAAATCTGTGCTGAAATGCACTTAGATAAGCACGTTGTCAAAATGATTATTGAGTATGCACAACTCATGTCTACCGCACATCGTGTTCTTGATGGCGACAAATACATAGATAAAACTTCAAACAATCGTAACATTCAACGTTGGCGCATGAAAAATGAAATCATCGAATACGGCTTGATGAAAGCATCACACGTTAATCATCCGTCAAACCTATGGGTTCGTGCAAGCAAACAAAACTATATGTGGTTGTATCAGATGTGGACTCACTTATTAGCTGAGTATACACATCGATATGGCAAGCATCATGCATGTGAAAAATATGCAAAGTATCTTTGTATGCCTCCAGAGAACATTGCTGACATTCCATTCACCGAGCCTACGCCTGCGATGCCAGATATCTACAAAGTCACGAATGATTCTATTCGGTCATATCAAAACTACTATATACATGATAAGAGTAGTTTTGCAAAATGGAAAAACAGAGAAACACCAGAGTGGTTCTCATACGGAGTAAAGAATGCCAACATACAACTTTCGCCATCGTGAAACTGGCGAAATAATTGAGAAACTTTTTAAAATTGCTGATAGAGAGGAATTTCTTGAACAAAATCCTCACTATGAATCTGTTATGCTAGGCGCCCCATCATTAGGTGATCCAGTCCGATTGGGTATTCGAAAGCCAGACAATGGATTTAGAGAAGTCCTTGCCAAGGCTAAAGAAGCACATCCAAGAGGCGATGTTAACACATTCTAATGATGGCCACACATAAAAATATTACAACCACAAAAAGGTCATCTATGGCAAGAAAACCTGCTGTATCTAAAACAGCAAATACCGAACCAGAATTTCAAATCCCCCCTAAATTAAAATCAGTCAATAACACACTCAGACTCAGACTAGATGATTTAAAAACATTTGACCCCCTAACAGAAAATCAAAAACTTTTTTTCGATGCATACAAACGTGGAGACTATTTTGTAGCACTTCATGGTGTAGCAGGTACAGGTAAAACATTCTGTGCGCTATACAAAGCAATTGAAGAAGTAATGGACAAATCAAATCCATTTGATAAAATCATTGTAGTACGTTCTGCTGTACAGAGCCGAGAGATTGGACATTTGCCAGGTGACGTAAATGAGAAGATGGAAATCTATCAACAACCATATCGTCAAATCTGCGACACCCTTTTTGGTCGCAAGGATGCATGGGATAGATTAGAAGAACAAGGACACATTGAATTCATTTCAACATCATTCATTCGTGGTATGTCATTCGATGACGCTATCATTATTGTGGATGAAATGCAGAACATGACATTCGAAGAGATAGATACAGTTATGACAAGGGTTGGTTATCGTTCTAAGATTATTTGGTGTGGTGACTATCGTCAAACCGACTTGAATAAAAAGAAGAATGATGTGTCTGGTATTCTTAAATTCTTTGACATTGCATATCACATGAATGCATTCACAAAGATTGAATTTACTGTAGATGATATCGTTCGTTCTTCATTGGTAAAAGATTATATTTTAGCTAAATTGCAACATGAAGACGGAGTAGAGACTGCTAAATAAAACATCATTATAACTACAGGATTATGCGAAGTGAACTTTAAACACATTGGATGCGATATCGACTATGATTTGGAAACTGAAACAGTAAACGGCAAGCGATTCTACAAGACGCCAGAGGGATTTCTATATCCCTCTGTAACTACCATTACCTCCCAGCACGGCAAAGATAAAATCCTTGAATGGAGAAAACGTGTGGGCGAAGAAGAAGCCAATCGTATTTCGACTAAAGCATCCAGCCGTGGCACCAGAGTACACAAGATTTGTGAAAACTATTTGAACAACGAAGAAGACTTTGCACGTAAGACAATGCCAGATTCTGTTGCTATGTTTAAGTCTTTGCAACCTCTATTGGATGAACATGTGAACAACATTCATGCACTAGAGATTCCTCTGTATTCCCATCATCTAAAAGTTGCTGGTAGAGTTGACTGTATTGCAGAATATGATGGTAAACTGTCTATCATCGACTTCAAGACTTCAGGCAAGCTAAAAGAAGAGAGTTGGATTAAAGGATACTTTATGCAATGTTCTGCGTATGCAGTCATGTATGAAGAACGAACTGGAATACCAGTATCACAAATTGTAATTATGATTGCCGTTGACTCTGAGCATCCACAAGTGTTCATTAAGAAGCGCAATGACTACATCAAAGATTTTATATCTTACCGTGAAGCATATGATGCTGTACTGATTGACTAGTTGTATAAATAATGTTATAATGTTAGTTATTGCTGTATGAAGCAAAGAGAAACAGGTTCTGGACGGGGGTGCGAATCCCCCCACCTCCACCAAAAGTATTCTAAACTGGACGCAGGATCAGAGAAGGTTGAAAGTGGATTGATCGCCACAAGTATGCTGGAGATTAAGAATGCTTTTGATGGGGGTGCATAGTTTCGACAGGGCAAAGAGTAACAGAGTGGACAGCACATCAGCAACGATGTAAAAAGAAGAAAACAAAGTAAACGCA